GTGTCGCTGGTGTCAGATATCGTGCCTAGTATCCTTATGTTGGCTATCTGCTCTATGTTGACGCCGTTGTACGGTATCGTTATCTTCAGAGACGGGTTGTTTATCAGCTTGAATAGGTATTGCCTTAGGTATTCGGAGCTTTCTTGCATCGTTTTCGTGTAGATATCGAGCTGGTATTGCAGCTTGATCGGTATGGCGTTCATGAATGCCGTGCCGTCAGGCGTCTTGCCTTTTGCCGCCAGCGAGACTAAATCCTCTTTAGTCGGCCAAAGCCTCAGGCCGTTGAACGATTGATGGTTCTTGACGTTAAGCAGCAGCTCTATGTCGTTGTTTCGCGACATGGCTATGAGCGGCAGCTGTATCGGCTTGTCGTCGGTGTCCATGGCGTGCTGCTCGAAAAGGCGCTTAGTCTCATCGGGCTTAAGTATGCGCAGCTTTGAGTCCGTCGGCATCCATTTGGCGAGTTTAGCCGCTATGATATCGTCGTAATATTCTACAGCCATATGGCTCCTTTCTAACTGCGCATGAATGCGTCTTTTAGTATGTCGCTGCCTTTTATCTCGCCGTTGCCGTAGGTTATCAGCGACGCAAGCTTATCGGCTCGCCTGCTGTCGAACAGCGTTATTACCGTGCCGTCTTTGTCTTGGTACGTCTTGCAATGCGCCAGCAAGTACAGGCTTGCCTTTATGAGGTCTAGCCCTTCTGTGTCTATCAGATATCTGTTGAGTTTTTCTTCGCCAAGCGTTATGCTGTGAAGCAGTATGACCGTTTTTGCATCTAACTTTACCTTCAGTTTCATGAAGTCGTTATTCGCCGCGCCGTTGTATTTGACGAACATCATTATGGCGTAGGCCTTCCGTTTTTGCCGTCGAAGAACGCTTTGGCCAGGCCTTTGGCCGCCGTGAAGCTCAGCGTCATGCCGAGCTGTGTAACTTTGCTGTTCAGCCTATCCATCATTTTTATGACGTCGTCGTCAAGAGCTGGTGCAGCTACGGAACCGTATGTTTTGCGTATTTCGTCGCCTTGTTTGCCAGGGAATCTCAAAGACAGCCAATATAGCGCGGTCGTGGCGTCTTTTTTGTTGGTTATCAGCTTTAGCAGCTCGGTTGACGCCGCGTCGTCCCATGGCATATGCGCTTCTGCCTGCCCTTCGAATCCGATGCAGGCTATGTACCATTTGTTTATTGTTTCGATGTCATTGAGCTTCAGCGTTTCAGCCGAATCCGGCAGGTCGTCTGCTCTATTGTCCGCTATATCGAGCTTTCCGTATAAAAAGCCTTCGACTACTCTATCTTCTGAGCATTTGTATATATTGCTCGCTATTGTTTTCTTAAGCCCGGTTTCTGCGTCTGGGTTTATGGAGCTTAGGTATTTGGCTTTATAATACAAAGTGCGCTGCCATTTCAGATAGTCTTTTATGTCATCGGCGCTTTTTTTGTACAGATCTTTGCAGAATATCGGGTGCGTTTCGCCAAGCGGGCCTTTGCCGGCAAGATCGGCCAGGCTAAGCCCTTCTTCGTTCGCCGTCGCGTCATGCAGCGCCGTATAAGCGCTGGTTGGGATGTCAAAGGCCACTAGGTATTTTTTTAGGAACCCTATGAACGGATTGGTGTCTTCGGTGAAGCCAAGCACCGTGCATTCTTGCTCGAACGGCATGCTGATCGCCTTTATTCGGCCTAAGGCATTAGGCCATACGGCGTTGAAATATTCGTCTCAGAATGCGTCCTTATCGGCGGCGTTTTTGTATTTTTTGCCCCAATCGGTCGAAGCTATCTGCGCTTTTTCAGCCGCGTCTGCCTCATGAGTGTCGCCTGTGCTCTTGGCGACGCTATGCACTACGGCCGCCCATTTCTCGTTGAACTTAGCCAGCTGTTCGTTAAAAGAGCTGGCTAATGTTTTCGCGTTAGCGGCTTTTGTGGCGAAAGCTGTTTTTAGCGCCTGCATTGATTCGTAAAGCGAGCTAAGGTCTTCTTTGAATCCGGATTCTGCGGCGTCGCCTTGGCTTTTTTCTAGCCTGTCGAATGCGCTTTTGTTCTTTGCTATATACGCTCTTGCCAAAGCTGGAACCTCGTTCAGCAGATTTTTGACGCTATTGATCGTGCCGTTTTTCTCGCCTTCGCCTACTGTTCCGTTGAATGACGTTTCTTCCAGCAGATTTTGTATCCTATCGACAGATTCTTTTATTTTTGCGATTGTCTTCTTTGACATATCGTCGCTTTCTATTTGTTTTCTTAAAGCGTCGAAAGCTATGAAAAACTGGCGTTCTGGCGTAGAATTGTCGCTGGCAGCTCAAGTGTCTACTTTCGTCAGCAGCTGCTTTACGGTCGTGACGTACTCATTGGCTTTGGCTTTGACTATGGCAGGGTCTTCGCTTTCTATTTGGCCTGACAGCACTATGGTTTTGTCCAGCAGCGAATCGATGTTGTCTACGAGCTCAGATTTTTCGTCGGAGCTCGTATTCGCGCTGTCGCTCAAAAACGACAAAAGCTCGCTCGACTGCCTTTGCAGCTGAGCGGCTATGGTAGCATAATCTATCGTCGGATCATCCTCATTGAGCATGAATCTCTCGCAGAGCGTGAATTTTCTATGCTGTTGCATGTCTGTCATGTTAATCGTCTCCATCATTATCGACGAGAAGCGTGTTGGTCTGATCGCTGAAATCCGTATGCAGGGCAGGTTCGTCGACGTCTTCGTATTCCGGCGCTATTTCGCAGGCTATCGACGCAGGATAAACCATTATCGTCTGCATGCTTATCACCCTGAATACCCTTCCTTCGGCTTGGTCTAAGCCGCTTGGAACGATGAACAGCGCGCCGACCTGCAGCCCAGGCAGGTCATATGGGACGTGAATTATCGAAGACGTTTCTTGCAGTTCTGCGACCCAGCCCATTTTTTTCAGCGTTTTCTGATCTGGATGTTCCTGGAATATGCAGCCTACAACAACGCCTTTTTTATAGTCGGCGTCTAAATCTCCATGCGAATCGTAAGTAGATTTGCTTAGAGGCTCTTTGTAAATGCAGTTTATGCCGATGAGCTTGGTCATCTGCTTGAAGTATTTTCTGTGCAGCTTTATGTCTTGGTTGTACAATATGCCGTAGTCATTTGGCGAATCTGACATTTATTTATACCTCCAATCCATCGCAGCTTGTCATATGAATTGCGCCGGCCCGTTTTTGCAGGTCGGCGCTGTTTAGCAATTAATTTAGCGCTGCTTGCCGGTATCGCCCTTTACGGCGACGCCTTCTATGCAGTAATCGTAAGACAGGCCGTTGGTCAGCAGCTTGGTGCCGGCCGCGTCTGTTTTGCAGCTGAGCGCGAATTTTCCGTTCTCGCCTAAGCCGTCGTTTGTTCCGAGGAGCAGAATGCCGTCGTCGGCTTTCTTGGCTTCCGTGAACACGTATTTAGTGCCTTTTATCTGGCCTGATTTGAATTTTATTTCGCCGTTTATCGTAAGCTGCTCATCGAGCAGATCGCAGTCTTTCAGCGTGAATGATTCAACGTTGTCGTAGACGTTCGTCAACGACTCGGTTATGCTTTTCTGCAGCAGCGCTTCGTCGATGTCCTCTACCTTCGCCAGCTCTTCTTTCACTCCGTCGGCTTTAGGCGCTTCCAGCGCTTCGCCGATTAGGGCTTTCGTGTCGCGCGCGGTTAGCTTTCCGCTCTCGTACGTCAGCACAGGGGCAGAATCTTTTTTGTCTGCGTGTATCGTCGCTTTGCCTAACGCGCTAACTTCTTTGGCGTAATCTATGGCTGTCTGAAGCTTCTTTACTTTGCGCCACAGCGCTGTTTTGTCGGATACCTTTATTATCCAGGCTTCGGCTTTGGCCTCAAGCGCCGTTACTTGCTCCGGTTTAAGCTCGGCTGGCTCTTCAGCCGGCTTCGTCGGCTCGGCGTCCGCCGTCGGCTCTGTCGGTTTTGTAGCCGGCTGAACAGTCGGCGTCGACAGCTCTTCTTTTGATTTGCTTACGTAGTCGACGGAATTGTCATGTACTATCTTGCCGTTCGCCAGCTCGATAAGCCTGAAGCCCGCGACCATGTCTTTTCCTTCGCCGCTGATATAGGTGGCTACCGCGACCGGCCCGCTTGTTATCGCTTTGGCGGCTTTTATGGCGTCTAGCAGCTTGTCGTGATCGTATACTTTTCTTTCGCTCGGCGTCACTACGCACCATTTTCCGTCCCATTTGCCGCTGGCGAGCATCGCGTCTACGCTGATCGTCTCGCCTTGCGGGCGCTTGACGTCTACGGCTTTGTTGTAAATCAAAGACGGGTCTTCCGATATCTGGCCCTTTTCGTACGAGGTGTACAGTATCTTCTTTCCGCCTTTTATCCCGTAGATGTCGGCCAGGCCTTTGCCTGGATTCTTAGACCAGGTTACGGCCGCGTTTCTGGCGTCGCTTATTTTGCTGAAATGCGCGCTGTCGGCTTGATGCAGTCTTTTCGGATCGAGGTCCGATGCTGGTTTATCGAATTCCACTACGTCGAATCCGCCGTCGAATTCGGCGTCCGCGTCTTTGTCCGTCATTGCGTTTTTAATGCCTTGGAACGGGTGCTTGATGTCGAATTCATTCAGTTTCTCTTCGTTTAGCTTTTTGTCTTCATCATCGTCGTCATCAGCCTCGTCAGACTTTGCGTCTGCTTCATCGTCTTCAGCTTTATCGCTTTCGATGGGTTGATTAAAAGAATCGAACGGATCGATTTTGCTTATGTCGTCATTATCGCCGCCGTCTTCATGTTCGTCGTCTTTGTCGCTGTTGTGATGGCTTTCGCCGTGCTCGTCGTCATGTTCATCTTCATCATGCTCATCGTCGTCGTGTTCGTGCTTGTCGCTGTCATGATCTTCTTCGTCATGCTCATGCTCGCATTCGCCGTTTGCGCAATCGGCTTCGCAGCTGTCGCACTTAGGGGCGCCATCGGCTTGCGCCGCGTCGCCTTCTGTCGCTATGGGCGCTGCTGCAGCGGTATCTTCCGCCGTCTGTTCGATTGGAGCGGCAGCGGGCTCCGCAGGAGTTTCCGCTGGCGCTACGGCCGCGGCAGGAACCTCGACAGGGGCTATGTCTGCCGTCGCTGCGGGGAGAGGATCTGCTGCCGGCGTCGCAGAGGCGCTTTCCGCAGGCTGCTCTCCGTCTTTCGGCGTAGTGGTCTCTACCGATACGACAGGCGCTTTGCCGTCTTTCATGTCGATTTGGACCGTCACTTGCTTGCCCTCGTTAAGCGATTTGTTGTTCGAGGCGTTGGCCGAATCGGCCTTCGCTTTGTTTTCTGTCTTATTGAGGCTTTCGTTTGCATAGTTGTCGAGCTCGCTGTCGTCGATGCCGTCGTATTCATGGCCTTTTCTTACCATCGTGAAATGATCTATCGGCGTTTCTTTGCCTTTGCTGTCGAGCTTAGATACGTAGACGATTATGACTTTCTCGTTTTTGTCCAGCAGGTCGTTTTCGACGGCCTTTAGATCGCCGACTTTACCTGTTTTGTCGTCATAGGTCCGCTTGGTGACTTCTGCGCCGGTCGCGTCTGTGCCGTAGATGACGTATTTATCGCCTTTTGACTCGAGCATTTCTTCGCTTTCGTTAAGCGATTTGTTCTCTGAACCGTTCTTAGAGTCATTCTCTGATTTCGCGGCCGAGGCGTTAAGAGATTCTTTCTTTTCTTTGTCTTCGCCTTCGGCGTCGGCGGCCGGCGTGAGGTCAAGCTCATCGGCTGCTTTGCCGTCGTCTGCCGGCTTCTCTTCTTTCGTCTCTGGCTCAGTCGCAGCAGCATCATCCGCCGGCTTTTCTTCGTCTGCCGGCTTTTCCGCGCCTTCGTCTTTAGGCTCGTCGAAGCTTAGATCGAGCTCATTGTCGTCTTTGTCTCCGCTCTCTTCGGCGGCGACGTATTTGTCTTTCTCTTCTTCGGATACGGAATCTACCTTGCCGACGACCGTATAGCCGGATGCGTTGCCGCAATGTTGGCATACTTCGTTGACGTTGACTACCGTATCGTCGTCTTCAGACGGCTCGATGTCCTCAGGCTTTTTATAGAAAAGCGTCATGCACTGCGGGCATTGGATTATGACTTTTCCGACGTAAGAAGGCTGCAGATCCTCAGGCGTTTCTGCGTCCAGGTCCACGATCTTCTCGATTCTGGCCAATTTGGCTTTGGCGACTTCTTCTTGTCTGTCGTCTTTGGCTTTTTCAAGGTCTTTCTGATCGCCTACGTTGTAGTAGTCCTCAACGAGCTCGTCAGTTTTGAGCTTGTCTGACTTGAACGCCTCTTGCATGTCGTCGACGTTAGGTCTTATGCCGCCTTCTGCTTTCGGCGTTTCGATGTCGTCCAGCGCCTTGAATGCGGCGTCAAGATCGAACTTTGTTACTGGTTCTTTATTCATTTTGTTTTCTCCTTGAAATTTTTTTCAATTTCTGTTAGTCTACGCAGTAGATCAGATTAGAATTAGCTCTCAGCACGTCTTCCAGGTCTTTGAGTTCCGTGGTTCCTTCTTCAAGCAGTTTGTCTCCGTCTTGCGCCCACAGCGCGCCAGATTGGACGAATCGCGTTCTTATTCTGCCAAGCGTTATCTTAGTCAGCGCTTTGCTCATTTTTATCAGGACGTCGATTCAGTAATCGCTTTGTATGTCTTCTACCGATTTAAGTTTCGGTATGTACTTTATCGTTATGTATCCAGGCGACGTCATCGCGCTGTTTATGTACAGCTTTTTGTTGTGCCTGTCTTCTTCGAACGCCAGGTCCGTAGACAAGGTGTTCCTTATTTTTGACAGCGTCAGCCATGAGGCGTAATTCATCACGTAGTCGTTCAGATTGTACATCGTTCCGCCGTTGCTGAACATCATCCATTGCTGAGTGTAGAGGGGATCGGACATGACGCTCGTCGTTCCGTTCGTCGTTTCGCCGACGCCGGCCGTTCTGTATATCTTGACGATCGAGCTCACGTTTTCGTCGAAGACGTTTTTTCCGTCTTTGTCTTTGGCCGAAAGATCTATGCAGGACGCGAACGGAATGGTCACCATCGTCGTTTCGTCCCAGAACCTATTTAGCTCTCTGAGAGCCCTGTTGACGATTTGCACTATCGTTGAATCATCAATTTCGAGCTCAAGCACTTCCCCAGTTAGTTCGAGTTTTACCTCGTTAACTACTTCTTGCATTTTCATTTACGTGGGGCGCCTCCTCTTTAGCTGCTTTATCATATAATTTAGCTAATAAACTCAGCATAAAAGCCTTTGGCGGCCTTATTCGCCGTAAATAAAAACGCACCTGCGTAGCAGGTCGCGTTTGAAGGCTTTACTCGTCTTTGTCCGTGCTTCAGTGCTGCCAGGACGGCGTTAGGCCGAACAGCAGCGAATACGGCAGCGCAGGCCAATCTTTTTTATCTGATATTTTGCCGCAGTTGGTCTTTATGAGATTCAAGTCTATCTGAGTTGTGTGGCGGTCGTTCCATACGGCGCTGTCTGGCGAATCAAGCTTTATTTCGAACAGCGTTGACGGATGTTCTTCTTTGGTGATGAATATCGCGGTCTCTGCACCGTGGAAAGCGTTTCTTTTCTGCCTGTCGAAATCCTCTCTGAGGTCGGTCAGATACATCTCGATGGAGTTTCTGTCTTTGCATAGCTTGGCTTCTATCCTGCTCCCATCTGGCGCCGTAAAATCAGGCTGGCAGTCTTGCTCAGTCGCCATGCCGGAATGAAGGGTGTTATGCGAATTCTCGTCTAGTTTCAAGCCATATTTTTCCGCTACGGCGTATTCCATCCGCTTGGTGTTTATGAATTGGACCAGACGCGTGAGCCATGTGGCGTATATGCTGCTGAATGGATCGACGCCTTTTTTGATGTACATACCGTCGATTATCTTGCAGACGCTGCCGAAATTGTCGAACCACCATTCGCTGTTGTGGAAATTCTCTTCTATCTCTGATATTTTTATGCTTGTCCGACTGCAATCCAGCTTAGACAGAATGTTCGTGCGCAGCCATTTGTCGTCTCTGACGAACTTGCTGTTTTTGTCGGCTTTAGCTTTGTTGTACTCAGGCGAGTGTCAGCCCTTCCAGCTGCTGTTGGTCCAGTTTTTGTGGATGTTCTCCTTCGAGAAGAAATCGGAGTTGTCTGTCTGAGCGGTGTGCTCAGGGGCGCTGTCGTCGTTGATGCAAAAATACATTAAATTGTCCTTTCGGGAATTCGTATCTTAATCGTAGTTCCAGCGAGCAATAAAAAAGCGTCGTCTTTTCTTTTTAGCGCTGCTTTAACTCTCATGGATATACAATATAATACGACTTCAACATCTAATTTAGCTGATGTATGCTTGCTGATCGCTGAAATGACCAGCGCCTATCTATTAAATACGATGAAAAATATTTATGCGCGGCGTAAAAAAAGAACCTCATTTCTGAGGTTCTTTTGATTCGTCTTGGAGACTAGCGACTAGGCGCCAGCTTTTGTCGTGACAGCGTCAAGGGGCTCTGTGACGATCTTGCCGGCGACAAGGAGGTTCTTGTTGAGCAATGCTTTCGCATACCAAGTCGAGAATCCTTGTGCGAGGCCGCCGTCCGGGGTGCCAAGCAGCTGTGTCGGAACGATCGCCATGTACGGTGCGTAAACACCGGCAGAGCTCATCATATCCGAGCCGTTGAGACCGAAGAAGAAGTTGCCATCTTCGAGCTCAGGCGAGACGTAGATGCTGAGAGAATCGAGTTCGCCGACCTTGTAAGGTCCGTTCATCTTAGGAGATTTGACTCCGACGTAGCCGTTCACGAAGCGAAGGACCGGCAGAACGTCAGCTGCGATGACCATGTAGTTCGGCTGGAACTTCTTGGTTCTCTTGTAGATTATCGCGCGGGCAGCTTCGATGACTTCGAGGAAGCCATTGTAGTGCTCGAACTTGCTTACGCCGAGAGGCAGCGTTTTGTTCCAGACGAGCGAGGCATCAGCTTTGCCAGCGCCCTCTGCGAGCATGTTGACGATTTCAGTATCGATTTCGTAAGCGAGCTCTCCGCAAGCCTGCTCAGCGATTTGCTTATCAAGCGAGAAGCCGTAGTCGGTCTTCGCCTGGAAAGCGGTGATCTGATCGTAACGGACGGCGATTCTGCGAGGCTCCGCGACAAGCGCGATGTGCTCCATCTTCGGTCCGATGGTCGGAATGTCTTCCGCCGGAACGCGTTCCATCTGGAATTCGTTGCTGAAGTAAACGATCTTAGAACCAGCCGGGATCTTTACAGCGACGCCAGTGGCATCACCATAAGTGACTGTGCCGTCTTTTGCGACGAGCTTGTAGTCATGGGCTGCGCCTGCATCGTCTGCGAAGGCGCCGGTCTTGATGGCATTAAGTGCGGTATTGGCTTCTGCGGCAGTCGAGTTGGTTTCGACAATCGCCTGCGAAGAGAATGCGGTTCTCGCTGCGCCGCTGACGCCAAGACCGAAGACGCTGTTGAATTCGTCGCCTTTCTTGATGTCGCCTTTGTCTGTCTTAGAAACGTACTTCAGGTACGCTACAGAGCCAGAGTAGCTTGTCATCGGGTGTACGATGACCAAATCGTTGGCGATGAGTGACGGAACAGCGATATTGGTGAGGTTCAAGCAGAACTTCTTCCAATCGCCGAGGTCTGATCTCTCAGTGGCCGTGGTGTTGAGGGCCTCTGTCATCCAACGATTTGTGTTATCGAGTAAGACAGCGGTTGTTAGTTTGGTGTTTGCAGAAACTGTTCTGCCGTCAAAGTTCTTGGCGACATAGGCTTCGGCAACTTTTAATTGGCGATCATAGGTCTCCAGTAAATTTTGTCTCATAGTTTTTTCCTTTTTAAATGTTGTTTTTGTCAATTCCGGCTAGCTCGAAGAGCGAATCATCAGGCTCGTATCCGTCATCTGGATCTTTGGTTGCGGCTTTTGGCTCAACCGCTTCTTTGATGGCGACCTTCGTCTGAGATCTGTCAATCCCGAATGGCAATCTGTTAATGTTGACAGCTTTGTCTAATAAGTCATCGCATACCGAATCGATATCGTCCATGGTGTAGTTCTCATTAAGCCTACTCGTTATTTCGGCAGAACGTACGCCTAGCATGGATGCCTTAGATGCGATATATTTCTCAAGCATCGCGTCGGCTTTCGCCTTGTAGCGTTTCGCGAGCGTAGTGCGCTCGATTACTCTCTGCTTTGCTTGCTCCAACTGTTCCTGAAGCGTCTTCGTCTTGGTTTCCGAATCAGCCTGCATCGAGGCTAATTGTTCAGTCAAGCTCTTGACTTTAGTTTCGTTGGTGTGCGCGCTCTCAGTCAGACTGGTGGCTGCAGCGGCCTGTTCTTTCAACTGCGTTATCGTCGCGTCTCTTTGCTTAAGCTGCTCTGACAGAGATTTAGCGTCTTTGTCCGATTGCGCGGCCTTAGCTGCCAATTCGCTCACTCTAGCGAAAGCGGTCTTATACTTATCTAAGCTCTCTTTTAACCCCTTAACCTCGGCATCGCCAACTGTCTGCTTGTTTTTGAGTGCTTTGACCTCTTTGTCCAGCGCGTCTTTCTGACGGATAGCTTCTTTAAGGCTTTCGATCGCGACGTCGTCTCCGCCATCGGCGGCTTCCTCTGCGCTCTCTGCTTCCTTGCTTTCGGCTGTCTTGCCAGTAGAATCGGCTACGGCGTCCGCCTTATCGGCTTCTGCCGTCGTATTTTCACTGCCCTCCGTAGGAGCGCAGCTGATACCAATTATCAACTTCCCGTCTTCGTCACCGTCGAGCTTTAGCTCAGCGGCGTATTCTTTTCCGTCTACGATCACATGGCCGATTTCTAGCGCGCGATCTTTGTAATCTGACAGCGCTTTGACCAGGTCGTCTACTTTCTCGAGAGGAGCGGCTTCTGTGTCAGTCGCTGCGGGTTTTTCCTCTTCTTCGTGCTTTTCGTCTTCTTTATGCTCTTCCTTCTCGGCTTCTTCGGGCTTGTCGCCTTCTTTGGCTTCGTCGGAATCGTCTTCTTTTTCGTCGTCTTCGTCTTCGCCCTTGGCTTCCGTCAGCTCGTCTCCGAGCTGCGATTCAGGGATCATCGACACGTCTTTCGGCGTGCCGCCTGGCAGCTTGGCGCCGGCTTTGGCGTCTTTGGCGGCTTCCGTTATCGGAGCCGCGGCCGGAGCGGCTGCCTGAGCAGCGGCAGGTTTGGCTGTCGCATCAGGCTTGTTTTCGCATTCGGTCATCGTTTTGTCGCAGGCGGCTTTGTCTGCCGTCGGCTTGACGTCTTCTTGCAGCGCCGCTATCAGGCCTTTGACGTCTTTCGAGTCAAGGCTGTGCTGCTTCTGAAAGTCATTGAGATCGGCGATTGTCACCTTCGTGGCGTCTTTGTTGAGCTTCTTGCCTAACAGGCTCGTTATGGTGGCCAGCTCGTCTTGCGTGGCTTCGGTCAGAGTCAGCGGCTTATCGGCCGCTTCGTCTAGCTTTATGTCTAGGTTGTTAAGTGCTTCTTTCATTATCTCTTTGTCTTTTTCGTTAGAGCTGTTGTATGATTCTGTCAAGGCTTGCTTAAGCTTCAGATCTTCCGTGTCGAGCGATTCGCAGACTTTTAGTCTTGCTTTCTTGACGGCCGGAAGCTGGACGATGTCCCAGGTTTCCAGGAAGAACGTCTCAGGATCGACTTCGTCGTTGTCCATGACGTCTCCGGAGCCGCGCGAGCTTATGCCAGGCACGAATCCGTAATCGCACAGCGTCTTCAGCAATCTTCCGTTGTTTGTGTCGAGGATGTCGACATAGGCATAAAGGTCTCCGTCGACGATCTTAGGCATTTCAGGTATGCAGGCGCATACTTTCTCCATGTCGGTCTCTTCTCGATCGGCAGGATGCCCTAATTCCAGGAATAGGCTTTTGTTGGCCAGCTTCTCTTTGAAGATGTCGTCGGTCAGCGCTTTTTCCCAAAGGTCTTTGTTGTACAGTCTTCCGTTCCTGGTGCCCTCTTTGCAAGTGGCGATAGGTCCGTAAAGTCTGCCGAGAATATGTCTTGCCGCTTTTTCTTCTTCGGACAGCGGTTGCATTTTCAATGCTTCTAATATTTGCTTTGTTTTGTCCATATTCTCCCTCGTTGCGGCCGCCAGGTGATAGACAAGATTAGATGCTTCTAAATTTGTCTATTTAATTTAGCGAATGTAAGTCGATGATTTTTTCGAAAACTTAATAATTTAATAAGTCATTAAAAATATCGGCTTGCGGCGATCTGTTTCGTCTCCGCAGATTTGCTTCCAAATCAACTAATTTAGCTAATAATCCAGATTTATAAAACAAAAAGGCCGGCGTAATCGCCAAGCCCTTTTATAGTCTATATCAATATATGTTTTAATTAGGCTTTTACCACAGAGAACTCCGATGTCGTCACGCAGCGCCGTATCGCTATGTTATGCGCCAGAGAGTCATTGGCGTAATAATTATGGCAGTCTAGCTCGTCGCAGTCGTCGCCTATCGATAGATTGTATCTTTCGAATCCTTCTGCGATATGCTGCTCTATAGACACGACAGTTTTCCAGCCGCGCATTGTTTTTACTTCGTCGCCGATCATCAGGCAGCCATAGCCGTCGCAGCAAGTCAGCGAATGCCAGCCTTGCTTGGTGTACAGAGGATGATAAGACGCCATTTCGACGCTGGATCCATCTGAGAAAGCCACCGTGGCTTTCGGCGTTTTAGACGTCTTTATGACTATCGAGCTTACTCTGGCGAGGCAGTCTTTGCCGTCAGTTATGTCGTAAGATAATACCTTGTCGCCGATTCTGATATCCTGTATTTGTCTTTTTGATCCGTCGGCCATCGTTATCAAGGTGTCTTTGGCGAAGCAGCACGCGGTTGAAATAGGCGTGATCGACGTGCTGACAGACGAGTCATCTGTGACGATGCTGCTGAACGACGTCCTATATCCTTGGATGTAGCTGACTGTAAGATAAGTCGTAGCCGATAGGCTGGCCGTCGTTTGCCATGATCCGCTCTTGAAATAAACGACAGATATGCTGTAGTTCGAAGAATCCGTAGAATTTCGGTCTAGTAGCACCATCGCCGGGCATTCTACGTGCTCGAGGACGCCGCCTGTGCTGTTTTTAGTTTCGAAGTTTAGAACGGCGCTGACGATTCTGTTGGTATCGTTGCCCAAAGCGCCGACGATGAAGCTTTTTAGGTTGGCGGCGCTGTCTATCGACGCGAAGTTTACCAGGCAGAGATCGCCGACTGCCGCAGGTATGTGATGGGAATATACGTTCGTAGCTTCGTCTGCCATCGTTTTACGCTCCTATGAGCTCTCTGCGTCCGCTGATGTATTCCAGCACGAGAATGTCTGATTTTATCAGCTTGAGCAGCGCCACGCATTTTTCGGCGTCTTCGGTTTTGAAGTAGCCACTGAGCACGCCGGCTATCTCGTCTGCGCGCACCTCTCTGTAGAAATTGCCCGCGTCGTCGAGCTTGCTGCCGTACAGCGAGATCTGCGTCATCAGGCAGGTCAGCGTTATGACGACATCGTTGACGTCTGACACCTCTTTGAGGATGTTAGCGTACAAAGGCGATTTGTCCTTGTTGTGCTTTTTGCGCAGCATCTCGTAGAAATTGCCAACTTCGATGCCGCGGTTCTGCGAAATGAACTTCAAGACGTCGAGCGGGACTTCTTTCGACGCCAGCAGTTTGCGCATGCAGGCGTCGATATTGACGCCGTTGTCCTCCATTTTTACCAGAATGGACAGGCAGTCGTTTTTCGTTATCATGTTATTGTTTTGCCTTTCTTTGCTTCGCTTATTTGTTTTCGGTGAAGTCTTTGTCTTTGTCAGCTTCTTCTGGAGACGGCAGCGTGTTGTCGCTGTCCTCCACAAGGGCGTCGTTAGAGGCGCTGTCGCCTTTTTCGTCGAGCGATTCTTTTACGGCGCTGTCCGGCATCGGCGTTAGACTCAGCGCTGCGTCGTCTTTAGGCTTATCGCCTTCTGGCGCTTCTTCAGGCTTTGGCTCTTCGGCCGTTTCAGCGGCTTTCTTTTCGGCAGCCTCTTTGGCTTTATCGGCCTCTTCTTCGGCTTTTTTGGCCTCAGCCTCTTTCTTTTTGGCCTCTTCCAGCGAATTTATCTCGCCTTGTATCTCGGCGACGACGTCATCGTTGTAGTTGAGCGAGCTTATCAGCGACTTCAGGATCTTGAGCCTTCTGCTCTTGTCTTCGACGTCGGTCAGCAGCGAATTGAGGTTGTTTATGGCGTTGATTCTGTTAGCCATGTTGTCACGGTAGTCTATCTCTTCTTGTGTGACTGGCGCCTTTATCTTCAAGACGAAGTTGTTTATGTACGATTTGAGGCCTTTGTTTATCAGGATGAGGTTGATCACGTCGGTCACCATCTGTATGACCGAGTTCTGCACGCGTTTTATGCCTTTGGCGTAAACGCTTGACAGAATGGTCAGCGACGTTCCGCCGTTGAATCCTGCTCCGTCGTCGGTCCAGCCGAAATACTGCTTCGGTATGCCGTACGAAGAATAGAATTTGTTGTTCCACCAGTCTAGATCGGCCATGCTCTTTACTTCGACGTCGCCGCCGACGGAATCGACGGTGATGGCGCCTTGGCCGTTGTGGGTGGCGAAATAGATGTTGTTCTCCATCGGGCCTGGGTTGTTGTACTCGGCCATGCTGCCGTCTTTGTTGAGCGCCGTTTTCTGCTCCATCATGTCTTTGACGCGGCGCAGCGTTTGCTGCACCTGCTCTTTAGACATGTCGCCGACTTCCACAGATACCTTTCTGAGAATGCTGGAGCGCGTTATTCTGTTGAGCAGCGCGGCGTTTTCAAGCAGCGCTTTCTCTCTCCAGATCTTATATGAGTCATAAAGAAGCGATTTGCCGCGCTTGACGGTGTAGGTCAGCGCGTTGGATCCTGCCGTGTAGTCGTTGTCGGACGTGAATATCTGCACGGTCTCGGGGAACCTCGAGAAATTGTCTTCTAGGCAGGCGTGCGCGAAATCGTCGGCCTGATACACGTTGACGTCAGTGGATTTAAGCTTGTAGTTGAAGGCCGTTATCGTCTGGCCGCCCATGACGGCGTCCGACGTGTCGAAGCCTGTCGATTTCATGTTCGGCACTTCGATGTAGCCGTACGTCTTGCCGTATTTCGTCAGCTCGAACATCGTGCTAGGATCCGGTATCATCTCGACGTAGTAGCTGTACGGATCGTTAGACGAATGAACGTTGAGGTTTACCGCCTCGTTCAGCGTCCTGGTCGACTCGGCGTTGTCTACGCTGTCTTTCGAGAACAGCCTGTCGTCGTAGTCCGACTCTCTGTACAGCCTGAGATAGACGTCGCCGTATTTCAGCAGCGAATAAGTCCATCCGTATATGTTCTTGTCGACGTTCATGACGTTGAGCAGGTAGTTGACGAATTTGCTTACCTTCGGATCGTTCGATTCGCACCACATGATGTGGCCGTTGTCTGACATCTCGCAGACGTCTTCTGCGTAGGTTCTGACGATAGACGACACAGACGAGTCTTTGCACATCGTGTCTATCAGCTGGTATACCTGGT